TATTTCCATGCCATTTATTATAATTTAATTGATCTATTTCTTTATTGCAATATTTACATATAAATTTTTTTCTGTTTTTAACTAAAACAGACATTTTTTCTTTTGTTTATAAAACATGGGGTTTAAATTTAATAAAGAAAATATAAAGTGGCAAAAAGGATCTCATAATTTGCCTGAATGTGTTTATAAAATAACTGTTCCAAGTGTTACAACTATACTTAGTTCTGAAATTCCTGATCCAGATTATGATAAGTGGGTTTTGGCAATGGGAAAGGCAAAAGTAGATAAAATAATGTCCGATGCTGCTAATAGGGGTTCAGCAATGCATGTTTATCTGGAGAATTTTATAGAAAACTTTTCTAAAACAAAAAATATTGCAGAGGCTCTTAAATATACTCAGGAAAAAAGTATAATTCAATTAAGAGAAGAAAATATTCCAGAAGATAAAATAAAAGAAGGATTAGAATTATTTTATAAATTCTATTATTCAGATTATGTTAATCTATATGATAATGTGGTGGCAATAGAATTACCGATCTATTCACCAAGTTTATTTTATAGAGGAAAATTGGATATTTTTTATAAAGATAAGCTTTTTGGATTTTCCATAACCGATTTTAAATCTTCCAATGGAAAAATAAAAAAAGATAGCATAAAAGAAATTAAATATTTTTTACAGTTGGGAGCTTATGCTAATTGCATAGATGAAATGTATAAATCAAAAAATTTAATAATTAAAAGAGCTTCAATTTTATGTATAGATAAAAAAAGTGAAAAACTTCAGGAAATTGAATGTTCTGGCAATAAATTAGAAGATTATAAAGAACAATTTAAAACTTTAGTTAAACAATATCATATTAAATATGAACAAGATTATTTAATTGAAAAATAAAAAATAAAGTATGAAAAAACAAACAAAAAAGGAAATATCTAACGAATCTGCAAAAGAAACTCAAAAATTAACTGTTGTACAAGATGGAAAAGAACAGGAAAGAATAGTTAATAAACCTTCTCCGGAAGAAGTAGTTAAATTTAAAGAAGATTTTGATGCAGCAATGAAAAAATTTGCTGAAACAAAATGGGAAATAAGTGAGCCTGGAAGTTTTCAAAGAAATGATGTATCTTTATTTTTACTTGATTATCTTAAAAACTATGTGTTTTGGACAAAAACAGGTTGGATGGGTGTAATTAAAATGGAAGAAGAGCTAAAGAAAGCAATGAAAGAAACCGATGAAACAACTGGATTAAGTTTGGATTATCAAGCTCTTGAATTTTGTGGCTATATGCTAATGAATCCGGGTGGAACAGGCTATGCCTTGGCAAAAGAATTTGAAAAACAAGCAGATAAATATTCAAGAATAATGACAACTGTTGGCCAAAAAGTTGAAGATGCAAGAAAACAATTAAAAAATGTTCAATATCTACAAGAAAAATGGGCAGCTGGAGAACAAGGATTTTATTTATCTGATTTAGAACCTAAAGAAGAACCTAAAGAAGAAAAGAAAGAAGAATCCACTGCTGTAGTGGTAGAAACAGAAAAATTATAAAAGTATCTTATTTTATTTAAAGGCTCAAATTAAAAACTTGAGCCTTTTTTATAATATAAATATTACACAAAATATATATAATAAATACTATGTCACAAACACCAGAACAATTTTTAACTAAAAATCTTAAGTGGTTTACACTAGCTTTTGCGTGTTTATTTCTTTTTAAGACCATGCAAAGCTGCAATAGAAAAATGCAATTATCTATAGCTGAAAAAAAATATAGCTACATAATTGATTCTTTAGAAACAAAATATAATAATCTTAATGATAATTCTAGAGATAGCATTAAAAAACTTAATTTTGAATTAAGTTTTGCAAAAGAACAGGTTCATTCAGCAAATGATAGAGCTTCTGCAGTTCAACATGCAGTAGAAAAATTAAAATCAAATACCACTGTGGTTGTAAAAGGTGCAGAAAAAATAGATGAAACTACTCCCAAAAAATAAAAAATAATAATGAATTTAAAAAATTTAAAAATTACAAATAAAGGGCTTTATTGGGGACTTATTGTAACTTTTGCTATTCTATATTTATGTGTAGGGTTTGTATCAACATTACACTCCATTACATTTTTTCATTTGGCAAATACAGTAGGACTTGCAGTTCTTCTTGGATTAACCTATGAAGTAGGACAAGCTTCAGTGTTATTTAGCATTTTGATGACTAAAAATAAAGATAAATTTTTGCCTTGGCTTTTAATGATTTTATTAACTAGTTTACAAGTAACCGCAAACGTGTATTCATCATTTAAATACATGGCTCAATCCGGAAGTAATGATTGGGTATATTGGCAAAAATCTATTTTATTTGGTGTTGCTGCATCATCATCAGATACCTATCAAATGATTATTTCTTGGATAGCTGGAGCATTACTCCCTGTAGTTGCATTAGGAATGACTGCTTTGGTTGCTCAAAATATTAAATTAATGGAAGAAGATAAAAAAGAAGAAACCATTGAAGATTATGATGTGGAAATGAATGAAATGGATGAAATGGATGAAATGGATAAAAAGACTAATAGATTTGAAAAAATAAAAGAAAATCTTAATGAATTTAAAGATCCAGAAGAAAATGAATTATTTGGTCCGGTGAATTTAACGGATGTAGAAATTGAAAAAATTTCCACTGGAAAATATGGTCCAAAATTTCATGAAACAATGGAAGAAATAAGAAAAGAAAGTAATGAAATTGAAACTATTGATGCTTCTATTGGAAAGAAAAAAGGAAGACCACCAAAAAAAGTGGTGGAATCTCTACCAAAGGAGGCAGTAAAGATTCCTAAAAAACGAAAAATTAATCCTCTAAGAAAAAAAGCCAAAATATCCAGAATTAAAAATCTTAGAGAAATAAATCAGCCCTCAAAAGGTGAAGAAGTCATTGCGTTACTTAATGATATAGAAAAGAATAAAGTAAAGGAATCCATTAACTCAGAAACTAAAGATGTCGACGTATCACCTGAATCATCTCCAGCTAAACCAGAAATTAAAAATGTTCCCTATATTTCATATATTAATAAAGATGGTGTAGAGGTAATTGATGCTAAGGCTATTCCAAATTCTCCTACAGAAGAAGTAAAAAAAAACCAATAAAAACTGATAGATTTGGAATACCTATAAATCCCAATGAACGTTTAAATTTTGATAGAATATAAAAGAGACTCTAAAGTCTCTTTTTTTATGGGATAAATTACCATTTAAATCTTGAATAAATAAATAAAATAAAATTAAATATGGTTGATTTATTTAATAATGGCTCCAATGATTACATATATCCTGATGTTGGCCCATGTGCAGGAAATTCAGATTCATATATTTTTGAATTTTTACCAAAGGAATTAGCTGGAGTGGTTTCTGGAAATTCAGAAATTTCCACCATGGATTTTTCTGATTTAAAACAACCTGTAACAGGATGGAATCAACAAACTAGATTATTACAACCCGGAGAAGTAATGTTTGTGCAAGGTTTAACCAAAGGAATATCTACAAAAACTCAATATTATCCCATAGATGGATCAGTATCTTTTTATAATTATAATGATCCTATGTATATGAGTGCAGATATTTCCATTAATTATTACTTAGGATTTAAATATTATGAAAATGATATAAGAGTTACTGCAGATGAAGTGGCAGGCATAAATATTGCTGACGCCATGAACATAGCATTTGGTGCAAAAGGCATTGGCGTTTATGCAAATTGGGATCCAAGTAAATTTACTTTTTCTGGAACACAAGCTGGTTATGAATTTGATGTAACCGCATTGGATGTTAGTTTATGGAATCCGGATGTATCCACTGCAGGAAATGCTCTTTATGAGGATGTTACATCTCAAATTCCTTCATCTAAATATCCTAATAGTGCAATGTTGGGTTATGTATTAAAAGTTACCTATCCTACTACATCCTATCCCCAATCATATTCAGATGGAGTTTTAGTATCAGGCCAAACATATATAGATGATTCACAAAAATATGTAAAATTAAATCATGCTCCCACATATCTTACATTTTATGAACCTAGTTCAGGAAATGAAAATAGCTATGTACAATATTATAAAAAAGTTGATGTTGGCATGAATGGTGGAAGTACTTCAGATACCATGAGTGCAGCAGATTATCTCAGCTATGTGGATAGCAATGGTTATTGGGAAAAAGTTGGTTCATTAAAAATGTGGATTGCAGCAGAAGATCCTGCAAATTCAAATATAGATAATTTAATAACAGGATTTTATATTTTTAATCCCCAAACATTTGCAGTACAAGTAACTTATATGATTATAATATAATATGAAAATAGTTAAAGAAAGTCTTTTGGAAGGCTATGGAGCCGGTTTTAGTTTTACTGGAGGTTTCATAGGAGGCATGGGAGGAACATCACGTGGAGGATTCGGAGGTGCCAATAACCTTGGTGGTCCCAACCAAATGTATACCTATGAAATTAAACCATTAAATCATACACTTGAACAAAAGCCAACTGAGTTAATGAAACAAGTTATGCCTATACAAATAGGTTCAAAAATAGTTGGAGAAGAGATAAGATCCAATGCCAGCCCCCAATCTAAAAAAGTTAGAGGAATAGTTTTTCAAATAGCAAAAACAGATGATGATGCAATAAAATATTATGTTATTCAGGATGAAGCAACTCAACTTTATGCAAAAGTTGAGCCCATAACCGCAAAACTTGTAATTCATGAGCCAGTTGAATTTTATTTTGATGCAACAGATTCTATACCAAGTAGAAGAAAAGAAAAACTTAAGGCAGCAGGAATAAAATCACCTTCTTCATTTTTCTCCTATAGAAATTGGAATAAATGAAACTAGTTAGAGAACATATAAATGAAGCAAAAATTGGAGATATTCTAAAGCCAGTGCCCCAGGAAGAAGTTTTAGATAGAATAGCTCATATGTCTCAAGAAGAAAAAGACAAAAAATTATTGAATGCCGCCGAACATGACGATGCTGAAATTGTAAAGCTATTACTTAAAGCTGGAGCAGACGTGAATGCTAAAAGTGAGCATGAAACTACTGCCTTAATGTGGGCTGCATACGATGGTTATATAGATATAGTAAAATTATTGCTTAATGCTGGAGCAGACATTAATGCTAAAAATGATTATGGAAGTACTGTCTTAATGTGGGCTGTATTGGCTGATGCTGCTGATGCTGCTGCTGATGCTGATGCTTATATAGATATAATAAAATTATTAATTAAAGCTGGAGCAGATGTAAATGCTAAAGATAATGATGGCAGGACTGTTTTAAAAAGAGCTTTAAAAAGAGATTCTTTTATTATAGGTGGCGCTTCTTTAAGTGGTGCTCATACAGCTATAATAAATTTGTTAAAACAATATGGAGCTAAATAATGAAACTAGTTAGAGAACATATAAATGAAGATTTCAAATCTGTATTCAAGCCTTTGTCTCAAGAGCAGATCTTAGCTGAAATAAATCATATGTCTCAAGAAGAAAAGGATAAAAGATTAATATCTGTAGCAGAAAATAATAATATAAAACTTGTAGAACTATTACTTCAAGCAGGAGCAGATATTAATGCTAAAAATAATTATGGCTGGACTGCTTTAATGTGGGCTTCAAAATATGGCTATAAAGATGTAGTAAAATTATTAATTAAAGCTGGCGCAGATATAAATGCTAAAACTTATAGTGGATGGACTGCTTTAATAAGTGCTTCAGGGAATGGCCATATAGATGTAGTAGAGCTATTACTTCAGACTGGAGCAGATGTGAATGCTAAAGATAATTATGGCTGGACTGCTTTAACGCGGGCTTCACAGAAAGGCCAAAGAGATGTAGTAAAACTTTTAAAACAATATGGAGCAAAAGAATAATTTTATATCATATAAATCTTGGCTAAATGAAGAATTTATTTCTCACCAAAGATTCGCAGGAGATATTTATGAAATATCCATAAATCCTTATCCAAATGAATGTAGAAATGAAGAACGTTTTATAGGTGATAAAGATGGAAACCTTTGGATGTTAAAGGGAAGTTATGGTATGGTAACACATACACAAATGCTGGAAGTAATAAGAAAAGCGGGCTTTAATTTAGAAAGTCCCTATAGATATGAATATGAAAAGGAAGGAAGTTCATTGCTTTGCAAAGATTTAATAACACAAATATTATAGCATTGGGAGAAAGTTATGTATATGAAAAAATAAATAAACATACATGGGAAACTCTTAAGAAAAAACATCCTGAATGGAAATTTATATTTAAAGATATTATAAAAATAGAAAATAATGATTAGGTTTAAATCATATAAATCCTGGCTAGCTGAAGAGTTTGTAGATTACGCTAAATCTTTATTTTTAAGAAATCCCCATATTTATGAAATTCTTAAAAATCCTTATCCTCATGAAGTACATAGAAATATTCGTGCAATTGGAGATCAAGATGGAAATTTATGGGTTGCAAAGATAGCAGAAAATGAAGATTTTGATTATGCTGTGCATGAAGAAATTGTAGATATGGTTAATAGCATAGGATATAGATTATCTTATCCCTATAGTAATTATAATACTTCTATAGCATTTGAAAGATTAATGAATACGGATATTTTTGCTCTTGGCGAATCTTATAATAATCCAAAAACACCACCCTATTCTGAAGATGAAATGATGGAATATAATTATATCAATAAAAAAATTGCCAATAAAATAAAAGAAAAAAATCCCCAGTGGAGATTTATTTTTAAGAGAATTGATAAATTAACAAATGAAGATATAGAAGGAACTTAAATTTCTTTTGTTTTATGTTTGCAATTTTCATTATGCCATCTTTTCATATTTGAAGAATTATTAGTTTCAAATCCACAATATTTACACTTTTGTTTTGGTTTATTTTTTAATTTTTCAGATATTTTTTTATTTCTTTCAGGATTATGCCATATTAATTTATCAAAACTTTCAATACTTTTTTTTCTTATTTCTGGATTTTCCCACTGTTTTTTTGCATTTTTACTTTGTTTTTCATGATATTCTATAGTATTTCTAGCTATTTTTATTTTTTCTTTATATTCATCAGTCTTCCATTTTAATTTTAATCCATTAGATATTGTTTTTCTAACTTCTAATTTTCTTTCATCACTTAAACTATTATAAATATCACTTCCGGTTCCACCTCGGCTAATATTATAGCCATATTCATCTAAATATGTTTTATCTTTTTTTATCCAATAAATTTCTCTTTCATATAAAAATAATTTTAATTCCATTTTATTTTCCATTTCATATTCTTCTATAATATTCCATGTAAAATTTTCAGGCCCATATTTTCTCAATGCATTATAAAATTTTAATATACAACCATCTTTCATTCTTTTAATATGTCCATATATTCTATTTTGTAATGGTTTTAAAGACATTCCATAGTATTTTTTTCCTGAAGGAGAAATTGAGCAATAAATTATTCCTTTAAACATAATTATTTTTTATTTTCCATTCTTGCATATTTTTTTCTACCCAAGGAATTTTTGCAGTTGTAATTCTTTTTTCTAATTTTTTAACATATACTTCATTTTCTGGAACATTAAATAACATTACAGCATGATCTCCTTCTTTCCAATCTTCCCATTGTTTTACTGCTTTATCAATTAATTCCTTTGGGAAAAAATCCTTTGCACTCCAGTTTTCAAGTTTTTTACGAATATCTTTTCTAATCCATGCGCAATGCGTCATTCGTATTACTTCATCCGGAAAAATATAACTTCCTATGTTAAAAGGATTATAAATTCTTCTAGTTGGATCTGTTGGTCCAGGAGCAGGACCATTAAATGTATAGTTAAAATAAGTGGAATGAATTCCAGGAACAAAAGGTCTGAATGGATAAACTAAATAGTGTTCAAAATCTCTATAGTAATTTACATAACTCCAATAGGTAATAGGCCACCCATGTTTATTGATTTGTTTTTTTGCTTCTCTAAATTGATCCTTATCATATACTTCATCTGCATCAGTATTTAAAATATGAGAATAACCTCTTGATTTCATTAGGCTTATTCCCATATTTCTTTTATCTGTTTCTTGTTCTCTAAATGGCTTACTTGTATCTCCTTTAAATTCAATTAATTCATCGACCAATCCAATGGATTTAAGACGATGTAATTCATCCATATCCTGTTTATCCATAGGATTTCCACAGTATGAATATTTTTGCCAAATGCAAGCAACCCAATCTACTTGATCTCGTATTTCTGTTATTATTGATTCAAGAAATTCAGACGCGTCAAAAGAATTTATTGTAATTGCGAGTGATTTTATGTTTCCCATAATTTTTCTTTAATAATTCGTTTTAATTTATTAATATTATATCCTGTTATTTTTGTCATTTCTGAATATTTTTTATTTTCCTCATACATTTTTTTTATTATTAACACCTTTTCTTTATCTAATTTTTTATAAAAACTTAATAATTGTCCTTTTCTAATATTTTCAATTTTCTCTTTTGAAAATTTTTTACCCCAATTTGGGTGATTTTCTTTTTTATTATTAAAAAATTTATTATTTAATTTATATTCTTCATATTTTTTAATTCCTTCTTCTTCTCCATATTTTTCTATTAATTCTTCTTTAAGAGGTTTATGAGTTGTTCCTAATTTTTTTTCTCTTTGTTTTTTTATGAATTCTTCATATCTTTTAATTCCTTCTTCTTCTCCATATTTTTCTATTAATTCTTTTTTAAAGCCTTTGCCTTTTCTTAATGTGGTTGTTCCTAATTTTTTTTCTCTTTGTTTTGCTTTTATTATATTAGCTTTCTCTTTTCCATATAATTCTTCTATTGTTTTTCCTTTTTGCCATTCACTTTGTTTTCTTTTTGTTTCCTCGGAATGATTTGCTCCTTTAAAACCTATACCTCCTTTAGGACTTAAATTATAACCATTTGGATATAATGTATTATATTTTAAAATATAAAAACTTTCTAATTCTCTAGCTTCTAAAATAGACTTACATTCTTGTAATATTTTTCTTTTAAAATTCTCTTTTCCCTCTTTTTTTAAAGAACGTAAAAAATATCTTCCTGATCCTAAATATCCATCATCAACCTTATTTGTTCCATGTGAACCAACATACTGTTTTCCATTAATTAAATTAGTAGTAATATAAACATAATTAAATTGTTTTTCCATAACAATTAATTCTTTATTTTATATATTCAAAAAATAAGAATTAATTGTTATGGTTAATGTTTTAATAAATTATTTTTATTTTTTGTTTCCTGTAAATAATTCAGCCTTAATTTTTTCATCAGGATCATACCCGATTAACTCAAAATCATCTATTGTAAGAGTTAATATATCATTTAAATTATTTAATTTTTTCTTTATATTTAATTCTGGAAGCTTTTTAAACATATTGATAATTTTTAAATTTTTTATTTTTTGATTTAATTCTATGCCAAAGTGTAGTATATTTTATTCCAGTTTTATACTTTTTTATTACCAGTTGATAATTCGTAAGGAATTTTTTCATAACATTCATAATCTGTTAATTCAAAATCATCTATAGATAATGATACTATATCATTTAAATTTTTTAAATCTTTTTTAATAGTTAATTTGGGTAATTTGTAAGGAGATCTTTTTAATTGTTCTTTAACTAAATCAATATGATTTATGTATAAATGTGTATCACCACCCATCCACGTAGAAACGCCTGGAATCATATTACAGGTTTTTGAAAAAATCATTAACAATAAAGACATAGATGCGATATTGAATGGACATCCGAGTGCAGTATCTACCGAACGTTGATACATATTAAGATCTAGATAAAATTTGGGAACTTTAGTTTCATCCATTAATTCTAATACTTTTTTATCACTTCCTATAGATCTAAGTTTTTTATAAAACTTTTTCTTATCATTATTAAAAATATTCTTGAAAAAATATTCTTGTCTTTCTTTTAACGTTAATGGTCTTACAATAAATTGATACATTAAATGGCATGGAGGAAGAGCCATTTCTTCGAAATCTGCAGCATTCCACGCGTTGATGATGTGATAGCGAGAATAGGGATTGGTAAGTAAACTATTTTTTCCTTCTAAAAGTTCTTTAATTTGATCAATTCCATTTTGATTACGCCATTGGTATCCATAAACTTTTCCAAGATCTCCAAGTTTATAATCTTTATGATATTCCCTAAATAATCTGGTTTCACTATCTATTATAGGTTTTAGATCTCCTTGTTTTATTTTTTCAATAAATTCTTCT